AACAAGATGCTGTTAATTGAAGCATCGCAATATCAGGCGCTTGAAATGTCACGTCTGGCAAATGTTCCGCCGTATTTGGTAGGCGTTGCAACTGGCGCATATTCGTACCAGTCATCCCAGCAAGCGCGCGCCGATCTTTACTTGTTCGGTGTCAAGTTGTATGCCGATGCAATCGCTGGCGCGCTGTCAATGGACAACGTCCTACCGCGCGGAACCTATGTTGAGTTTGATGCAGATGAATACCTAGAAGAAAACTTTATGGCCGATCAAATGGACGACCGTGAAGAAATCGTTAGAGAAAACACACAAGAGGAGTTAGCACGATGATCAAGTTAATTGCAGGAGATTTTACGATTGACGCCGCAAAGGGTGACGCCCCACGCCGCACCATTTCGGGAACTGCTGTTCCGTACAACGTGCCGGCAGTAGTTTCGGACGGTACAGCTGTGATCTTCCGTCCTGGCTCATTACCAGTCGAAGGCAAAGCCCCACGCCTGTTCATGTATCACCAAGCCGATATGCCAGTCGGCATCGTGCTGGAAAGAGTGTCAACGGATGACGCGATGTTGTTTACTGCCAAGATCAGCGCAACGACCCTAGGCAATGACGCGTTGGTTATGGCCTTAGACGGCACCATTGACCAAGTATCGGTTGGCGTAAACCCAACCAAGTTCTCGTATGACGAAGAAGGCACAATGATCATCGAGTCAGCCGACTGGATGGAATTATCCCTTGTTCCGATTGGCGCTTTTGGCGATGCCGCAAACATCACAAAAGTCGCAGCGAGTATCCACCAAGAGCCCGAAGAAGTAGTGTTAAATGAAGAAGTAACCCCAGTAGAGGAGAAACCAGAAATGTCCGAAGTAAACGAAACCGCAGTCGAGGCAACCATCCCTACTGCACCAATTTATGCACAGGCCAAGCGCAAGTTTGATTTGCCAACACCAGGCGAATACCTCGCAGCAATGCACATCGGCGGAGAAACTTTCCGCAACGTTGCAGCAGCCGCACGCGAGTTCGCAATCTCAAAGCAGTCAGCACTTCAAGCAGCTGCAGGCGATGTACTTACCACGGACACACCTGGTCTTTTGCCAGTACCAGTCCTTGGGCCAGTATTTGATGACTTGAACTACATCCGTCCAGTAGTCACGGCAGTTGGCGCTCGCGCAATGCCAGACGGTGGACAATCAAAAACATGGATTCGCCCAACTTGGACGACCCACACCTCGGTAGGTTCACAATCAGAACTTGGTTCAGCATCAGCAACTACGCCAGTAATTGCGTCAAATGTTGTTACCAAGACCACGCTTGCCGGTCAAGTTACTTTGTCAGTACAAGACATTGACTTCACTTCACCTGCAGCAATGGAAATCATTTTGCGAGACCTCGCAGGCCAATACATGTTGCAATCAGACGCAGTCGCATGTAACGCAATCCTCGCAGGCGACACCGCATCAGGTTCAACCTGGACAGTTACAGCTGACAACCCAACATCGTTGATCGCAGCATTGTACGACGCAGCAACCGACATCCTCACCGCAACCAACTTTCTGCCTGACCACATTTTCGTCAGTCCAGACGTATGGAAAAAAATGGGAAGTCAGTTGGACGGAGACAAGCGACCAATTTTCCCATACACCGGCGCAGCAGGACTCATGGGCATCAACGGACTCGGCACAGGCGGCGTAACACAAATGAACACGTTCAACCCATTGGGTTTGAACTTGGTTGTTGACCGCGCATTTGCCGACAACACGATGGTTGTAGCACGCGGATCAGCCATTGAGTTCTACGAGCAAGTTCGTGGAATCATGTCGGTAGAAGTACCTGCAACCTTGGGTCGCACATTCTCCTACTACGGCTACGTCTCAACCTTTATCGCAGACGGCGATCAGGTTAAGTCAATCGCAATCGCCTAGTCGAGAGCGGAGCATCCGCTCATGGCAACATACACGGTTACCAACAAGTACCTAATTGATGACTTCGCCGTACTGCAACTCCTGACCCCCAGCGAGATTGCAGTCGGTCAGTCAATTACGGTGGCAGGCGTTGACGCCACATTTAACGGCACCTACTCTGTGCGCGCATTGCCACAGTATTTGTTTATTGGCGTTGATACTGAAGGCGATTTGCTTTACGACTATCAAATGCCAGTTGCAGATCAAGTTCTTTACGCTAAGACCGCTACCAATGTTGAGCGCACCGCCGCGTCTGGCACCGTCTCGTATGACCCTGTTTGCACGTGGGTGACAGCTGCGCAAGTTGCAACATACTTGGGCATCAACATTCCTAACCCATCAGACGACTACACGTTGCTCACGCAGTCTGTGTCGGCAGGCAACCAGTTCGCATATCGCAGGCGTCAGGAATCGGGCTATATCGACTCCCTAACGACCTCGCCAGGCGGTGACGCAACATTGGGCACCTTGATGTATTGCGCCGCGCTGTGGCGCTCTAGAGGGTCAATAGAGGCAACGTACGCCACGTTTGACGGCATGGGCTCGGCACCACAACAAAGCCTGACCCCGATCGTCAAGCAGCTGCTTGGCATCCCACGTCCAGCGGTTGCCTAATGTCCTACACCGACCTGTTCAACGAAGCCATCGATGACGTCACGGCAACGCTGACTGCTGTATCAGGATTGCGCGTCATAAACGACCCGACAAAACTTGTACCTAATTGCGTGTACTTAGACGCACCAAACTTCACCACGTTTGCTGGCAACGGCAACATTGTGCGCCTTGAGTTCCCTGTCAAGGTAATTGGCTCTGGGCCTGCAGGTCTGCCGGTACTGCGATCAATCCTTGGCATCGTGGCAACCGTGCTTGGCTCGTCAATTATTGTCATGGCAGGCCGTCCGTCAAGCCTCGAGATTGGCGGCGCGTTGTATCCGTGCTACGACCTTGATTGCGCCGTACAAGCCCAGACCGCATAATCCACAACTAAGCAACACGAATCATCTACTATCAAGAAAGAACTTAAGGAGCAATCATGGCAACTAGCACGTATCTCTCTAACCCAGTAGTCAAAGTCGGCACAACACTTGCCGGAATTGTTGACATTACCGATCAGGTCTCCGCAGCAACATTGACTGTTACAGCAGAAGCACTCGAAGACACCGCGTTCGGCTCCACGTCGCGCACAATGACAGCAGGCTTGTTCAGCAACTCACTTACCTTGACGGTGTACGCATCGTATGCAGCTTCAGAGTCATACGCAGTTCTTGCACCATTGCTTGGCACCAAGTGCTATGTCAAAGTCAACCCAACTACTGGCTCGGACGGGTCAACTAACCCTGGCTTTGTTTTAAGTGAGACTTACCTTGCTTCAATTCCTGTAATTAACGCCAACCTTGGTGAACTCTCAACCTTTGACATTGAGTTCCAAGGTGGCACATACAGCGTTGACGTCACACCGTAATTAACGGCTCCAAGCCGACATAGGAGAACAAATGAAAATTAAATTGCAGTTAAAGCGCACGCCTGACAGCGCACCCGAGTATTACTACACAAACCTGTTTGTGATTACTGAATGGGAACGCCTAGAGCGTCGCAGTATTCAACAGTTGTCAGCGTCACCGCTGTACTCGGATTATTGCTGTTGGATGCACACAATCTTAAAACTTAAAGGCGAACAAGTTGGTGACAACTGGCGTGATTGGATTAGCAAAAACCCTGACATCGACATTTTGCCGGTACTGGATGAGACAGTCCGTTTGACGCACGTGATCTAGTGACTGTCATTAAAGTGCTTAACGAGCAGAACAAACGGAGATGATGTGAATGAAGTATCGGCAAAGATTGAGGTCGTCGGGCTTAAAGAAGCCTTAAAGACTCTTAACAAAATTGACAAATCTTTGCGCCGTGAAATCACAAAAGATTACAAGAAGATTGTTCAGCCTGTCATTGACGACGCCAACGCGCTTGTTCCTACTGGCGTTCCGTTGTCTGGTATGGCGCGCAACTGGTCAACCCGATCAGGGTTCAAGATGTTGCCGTGGGTGCCTGGCATGAAACAGAAGATTGCTGCCAAGATCAACACTCGAAATATCAAAGAATATGGCGGAAATAAAAGCAATGTTGGCACGTTTCTTATTCAATGGCAGGGCGCTACTGGCACCATGTTTGACACGTCAAAAGAAGGTGCATTGGGCCGTCAACTAACTGCACGCTATGGGGAGCGTTCGCGAGTAATGTGGAAAGCGTACGTGCAACGCGAAAATGATGTCATGTCCGAGATGGGTCAATTAGTCAAGCGCGTCATGGACGAAGCAAACAGAGAGACCGCGTAATGGCAATTAACATCCCGATCATCAGCGAGTTTGACGGCAAGGGCGTACTCT